TCCTAAAACAGGTGAAGTAATAAAAAGTAACGAAGAATTATTGCAAAAGTATAAATCTTTTATCGAGGCAGGCAAGATTAAAAGTTATAGTAGTCCACAAGAAGCGGAGCAAGATAGAAAAATTATGTATCCAGAAATAGTTGGTGGTGCAAATGGCAGTAGAAGATGATTTACAAACGCTAGATGAGATAGGTAGAGCCGCACAAGAGTACGGCTCAAGCGTCTCGCCTTATGCAGGTCTACAAGATTATTTGTTACAGCGGCCTGTTTTTGCCCGTGGTGATAGAGAGAGCATACAGGTACCTACGCTGAGAACGCTCGATGCCCCAGATTATACACAAGAAGATGAAAGACGCAGAGTTGAAGAGTTGCTTGCTAATCAAAGAGCACAACAAACTGCTACTTTTGAGACAGCTTTATCAGACCTAAAAAAAACTTTACAAGAAGAAAATTTAGCGTCTGCAAAAGCGGAGGCAGGTCAAAGATCAGCACTTACACAACAATTAGAAGATCAACTAGCAAACATTAAAGCAGAGGTTGACGAAAGACAAAAAGCTTTAGAAGCGCAGGGTATTACTGAAAGACAATCGCTACGAGATGAAAGACAAAAATTACTAGATGATTTGCAAGCTAATATTGATACTGCAAAACAAGAGCTTGCAGAATCACAGGCAAAAGTAAAAGAGGCGCAAGATAAATCGTTAGGTGATCTTAAAGACACACAATCGTCATTAGTTGCTGATCTAAAAGAGAGAATGTCTTCTTTAGGAGGTGATTTAACCGCCATAAAAGAGGATATTAAGGCAGAATTAGACAAAAGAGATGAAAACCTCACTGGCACACAAAAAGAGGCCGCAGATGCAATACAGAGCGAAATAGACGCATTACGTGAGGACTTTGTGTCGTTGGGTGACACTGTAGAAACAGAAACCGGTGAACAGACTGAATTGCTGAGAGGTGAACGCGATGCGCTCATTACCGGCTTAGAAAATAAAATTGCTGATCTATCGGAAAATATAACAGGTCTTCCCATAGAAGATATACAAGCTAGGATTGATGCCTTAAAAACAGACAACGAGACAATTAAAGAAACAGCGAGTGAAAGAAATAGTGCTATAGGGGAGCGAATTGAAGATTTAAAAGAAGAGTTGGGCACTGCTACTGGTACGCAAGAAGAAAATTTAAAAGCGGCTATTGATGCTTTACGAGAAGAAATGCGTGGCAGTGATTTTGTGCAGGACGTTGCTAACGAGGTATTAGGGTTCGGCGCTATAGGAGATGAAATTCAAAATCAGATCCCACTATTTTTAGACCAAGCGCTTGCCGATGTAGGTGCAGATATAGGCGCGCAAAGACAATCTGATCTGGAAGCTTTAAGAGCCGAAATAGAAGATCGTATAAATAGAGAGCAAGATGTTTCTGAAGATATTAGAGGCCAGTATCAAACTCAAATTATGTCGGATACACAAAAGTTACTTGATAATCTAGCGCAACAAGTGCAACAAGATAGAGGACAGGCAATACAAAGCGCTCTTGATCCTCTCGCCGCACAAAGAGAAGAGGCTATACAAAGAAGTTTAGCGCCTATTGCAGAGCAACGTAGCGCAGATATACAGGCCGCTTTAAATCCTGCTGTTGCAGGAATACAAGAACAAATAGAGGCTTTACGCAGTCAAATACCACAACAACAAGCGCCAGTGGATGTAGATGCCTTGAGACAACAAATAACTGATGAAATCATGGCAAAAATGGGTGATAGGCAGACAACACCAACAACTATACCTGGGCCGGCACCAAGAGGCGGAGATTTCACACCAACACCAAGCACTGGCACAGTCCCTGATTTTGTGCCCACACCGACAACAATTCCAGGGCCGGCTCCTCGTGGTTTAGGAGGTGGAAACTTTAAACCAACATTAGGCACAGGCACAGTCCCTGATTTTGTGCCAACTCCAACAACAATACCTGGACCGGCACCGCGAACCAAAGGGCCGCTAGACTTAGGCGGACGTAAAACACAGCCTATGCCTCAATTTGAGCCGCCTGCTCCGCCGATCTCAGATCCAGTGGTAGACGCTAGTATGTTAGGGCCAGTGTTCAACCCAGAAATTAGGATAGATAGAGGTAGGTTTGGCA